TTTGGATGGGACGTAACAAAAGTTGGTCCAGTCTCAGATAAAAATATCTATGACATGGCAAAGAACTTTGCGATTAGTGTAGGTAAAGGTGAGGTAGAGGCTAAACCCGAAAATCAAGAATCTTTTACAAAACCTAAAAACTCTAAAGAGTTCAAACTTTAATAGTTCCTGGGAGGTGGGCGCCGAAGCGAGAGGGGAAGCGCCCACTATAAGCTATGTTAGAAAAAAATAAACCACCAGTAACGTATGAGGATTGGATAGATCTAAATAGAATAATAATCCCTTGTGTTAAGGGCATTCCTCGTATACCTAAATATACACAAAAAGATTTTAAGATTACGAAAGAAGAGTGGAAGAGAAATTATGAAAAGTCAGAAATAGCATTAAGATTAGATCATGATGTTGATTTAGATGTAGATAATCCAATAGTAAAAGATTTTATACCATATTATATAAAAAATTGTAGCGCCATATTTGGTAGAGCAGGTAATTTATCTAGTCATTACTTATGGAGAAACGAAAACGATGTACCTTTTAAACAATTTAGATTACCCGATGAGTTTGAAAAAGATTATAAAAATTACCCTCATGGTGCAATGTTATGTGAATTAAGAGCTGAAAAAGAAAGATATACAATAGTCCCTGAGTCTTTACATAGTAAATCAAAAACAAATGTTGAGTGGGAAACTTATGATGGCATAAAACCATATAACGGTAATTTACTATATGATGTTGGTAAAATAGCACTAGCCTCGGCTTTGGTGGTGATATATCCAGCAGAAGGTGGAAGGGATGAATACACCACAGCAATAGCAGGGATTTTATGCACACATAGCGATTGGAATGACGAAGAAATTAATCTTTTTATATATAGAATTTGTGAAGCTGCAAATGATGATGAAAGAGAAAAAAGAAAACAAAAGGGAACGTCAGCTAGAAAAACAGAAAGAAAGTTTGGTATAAATAAAATTCACGAAATAACAGGATATTCTCACAGCAGCATTCAAAAATTATTTAATTGGATTGGTCTATTTCAATCCATAACCACACAGATATCAAATGACATGATTGAAAAAATTGTAGAGTTTGGTGCAAACAGATATTACATACATTTAAATGTTCCAGAGCAAGATAAAATTATTAAAAGAATAATCACCGTTCACGGTGAGGACCTAATGAATCAAAAAATATTTTATGATAAAGCCATGCATCAAGCTAAAGCATGGTTGCCTAGACAAAAAGCAAAAGAGTATGAAGATATGATGGCAGCTAAGTTTAGTGCTAGAGAATACTCAAAAGATTTTGTTGAGGAAGCTAACGAAGAATTTAAATTTAAAAGAATGTTTTTAGATTACTTAGAAGCTAGAGGTATTTATACTAATAAAGAACAGTTAGCTAAATACGGTGAACCTTATTTTGATAAAAAAAATAATAGAATAGAATTTAAACTAGATGGATTTGAAAGAGAAATGGCTAAACAAAGAATTAATATGGACAGAGTGGATCTAGTTATGAAGTGTATTAATGTTTTAAAAGCTAAAAAAAATAGGGGTAAGTGGCAAGGAAAATCTTGTGTATCTTGGTCCATACAAGGAAATAAGAATGAAAATGATAAGATTATTTGGGAAGGTGAAGCTCTCTCAATTGATCATAGCGAGGAGATAGAAGATGAGTAAACCTTATTGGGTATCAGGTCCACCAGGAACTGGAAAAACTCACATATATATAAAAGATTTATATAAAGAGCATTTAGATAAAGGGGTTATGTGGAATAAAATAGTTATTTTATCTCACACGGTAAATGCGGCAGGCGAAATTTTAAAAGCTATTAAACAATTACCACAACTACAAAATATACCTGAAGATGTTTTAGAAGAACAGATATGCACGATACATGCTTATTTTAGATCAGAAAGTGCAAAAAAGAATAGAAAAAAATATGAGAAAGCAGATCATGATAAATTTTGCACAGACAACCCGGTAATGAAAAAATGGATTTTCCATGAAAAAAAATCATGGGATAAACATCCATTATATACCTTTGTATCACAAAAACATGGTAGACGATGCACCTCAAGAGAAATGTGGTTACGTAATCAAGACACATACAAAAAACAGGGTTTTTCTAGTGTAGAAATTTTAAAAGAGTTAGAAAAAAAATACTATGAACATAGAGAAGAAAATAAAAAAGTTTCTTTTGAAGACATGTTAGATAATTTTATTAGTGACGAAACTAAAATACCAGATGACATAGATGTTTTAATAGTTGATGAAGGTCAAGATTGTAACAAGCCCCAAGTGGAAGCTTTATTAAAAGCTGGAACAAAAGTGCCTGAAGGTAATTTTATTTTTGTAGGAGATAGAGATCAAGAAATTTATAATTACTCAGGATCACATACACAATTTTTTATTGAATTAGAAAAAAATCATTTAATTAAAAATTTATCTAAAGGATTGAGATGTGGTAAAACCATTAACACGATATGTAAAAATATTATTAACCCACAAAGAAAAAGATTAAATTTACCAGAAAAAAATTGGACACCAGCGGCTGATGTAATAGGTAAGCATTATTGGATACCAGATATTCAAAGACCTAACAAAAATTTAGATATACTTTTAGATAAAATTTTTAACACTAAAGAAACTTTTTTATTTACTTATAGAGGTAATCCAACTGATACACACACAAGTGGGCTACTTCAAAAGCACGGGATAGATTATAGAATAGTATCTCAGTACTCTCATGGAAAAAGAATAGATTTTGTCCCTAGAGAAATATTACGTTGTTTTAATACTTGGGATAATTTTTACAAAGATAAAGTAACTTTAGATCAAATAAAAGAATATTGGCCATACCTTCCAAGTAAGACGTTTAAAGTTTACGGTAAAGGGAATGTTACGAAAGCCTTTAATGGTGTTATTAATGGTAGTTATAATATTAAACAATTATATGAAATGGGTTTTATTGTGGAGGAGGCATTAGAATACAAAAGTTTTATTCAAAGTATTAAAAAAGATGAAAGACAAAAGTATGAGCCAAAAGTGCCTTACATAAAAAAAGTTTTAAAAAATCACGGCATCGAAAAAAAACCAAGAGTAGAACATGATAATATACATAAAGTTAAAGGGTTAACTTATGATAACGTAATTGTTAACTTGTCAAATTATAGAATTATTGAAAGAGATGAAAGTGAAAGATTAGCCTACACAGCATATAGTAGAGGAAGAATGGATTGTTGGAGCATAGCTAGTGAATGTTTTAAATCAACACATAGAGAAAGTAGTTTAGGAGGAGTTCAACATGACAGAGAGAGAATTTTTTCTCTCCCCTCTTCGAGAGGTGAAGAAAAATTAGAAAAATTTATTAGAGGACTAGATAGAGAAGTTTGGGGAGAACACAGTTATTTTTATGA